AGGGGCCGGTGATCCACCCGCTGACGGTCTGGCGAAATCTCGACTTGATGCAGCTCACTGGCGCTGTGAAGGCGGAATACGATGCGCTGCCGCCGTCCAAGCGCCCGATCGAGATCATCGTTGACAGTAATGGCTTTGGCGCTGGGGTGCTCGATCGCCTGCGGGAGCTTGAGCTACCGGCGCGTGGCCTGAACGTGGCGGAGCGCTCGTCGCAGAAGGACACGTATATTAACTTGCGCGCGGAGCTGTGGTTTAAGGCGAAGGCGTGGCTCGAGGGGCTCGACGTTAAGCTGCCCAAGGATGACGCGTTGTATGCGGATTTAGCGGCGCCAAGGTATCACTTTACCAGCTCCGGCAAGATGCAAGTTGAGAGCAAGGAGGCGATGAAGAAGCGCGGCGTGAATTCGCCTGACCGCGCCGACGCCGTGTGCTTATCGCTGGCGAACGACCACACGACGATGGCGTTTGGCCGCGCGTCCGCGGGTAGCTGGAGCAAGCCGTTGAAGCGTAGTATCCGCGGGGTGGTTTAGACGTAAAAAGAGGGGCGTGAACCAAGCGCCCCTCTAGTGCGTGATCACCGGTGAATGTCGCACCAGCTCACGCTGCCATGGTTTGGCGGTAAAATAATGAGGTAAAAACCCGCCCCCGCACTCATGGCTTGCGGTGGGCGCTGATGAGGCGCCCATGGTGTTACTTCTTACGTTTTGAGTTTATCGCCTTTGCGGCTCTACGGGTAGCACGATTTACTGGTTTTGGCGCTATGTTGTACTTTCCCTCGATTTTTTCGTACTTAGCACTGCCAGTGTGGCTGTTGAATTTTGGTCGTCCCATATTATTCTCCCACGTTAGTTGGCCGTAGACGTGGCCGGATTGAGCCAGACAGCTTGCCGGTGTTCTCGCAATAGAGATCAGCCGGTAGCGTGTCTGACAGCGCCTCCGCGGCCCTCAGAGCGTCGGAACACGCCTTTGAGCTTTCGAGGTACATGCGTGCTTGCAGGGTGTGCCCCTGCAAAGCGTATTCGATGATGAGCGCGTAGAAGAAGGTCATGCTGACTTGAATTCTTTGATCGCTTCGAGGCTATCGAGCACTTCGCTCCACGAGTAGTGGCTGTGGTATTCGATGATACCCTCCTCGACATAGTCGAGGTCGCCCTCGTAATGCAGCCAGTAGGAATTTTCATACTTACCGAGGTCAGAGGCGTAGTAGCGCTCGATCTCAATCTCGACGCCAAGCTGTTTGGCAAGGCGTTGTGCGCGTGCACGCCAGTTGTCAGCGCGTTGGCGCTCACGCTTTGGCTCCTGCGCCTCAGTTGGCACGATGATTTTGTTGGGACATGTTAGCTCCCAGACAGCGGCCACACGACGGCGGCGCTTGACGCGTTTGTCGCGGATGCTGGTTGGCTCTTTAAGGATGCCGCAGACGATGCGACGGCCTTGTACGAGCTGCCAGTGCCAACCGCACACGATCAGGAACACACGATCGGCTGTGCGCTCCTTGACGGTCATCTTAAGCCACTGAGCCAATGTTGGCCCGCTAGTCTTGGATAGCTTGACGCCGTCGTATGACTGCATCTTTGGCTCGATGCCGCAAAGTTGGAATGCGCGCACTAGGTCGTAAAAGGACGTACCGCGGATCGCTTTGCGACCGTTTACGTGTCGGATAAGGCGTGCGCTGTCGCCGGTAGTCATGCCGGTGATGGCGCTTAGAACGGCTGGCCCGCAGTAGCGGTTGCCGCGTGTGCCGTGATTGACTGATTTGATTTTAAGTTTTGACATTGTTGTGTGCCTCCCAGCACGAGTTTGATTCGGTTCATACCCTATGTTAACAAATTGCTAACATAGACACAAGCGCTATTTTCAGGCATATTATGCGCATGCGGTTCTTCCTTCCACACCGCAAGAGCTACCGGCTCCCCCGCGCGGCCTCCCACGCGCGGGGTTCCGTAGTAGCAAAAATGCTGTATTATGTGGATAACGCGTTAAAGGAGATCAACATGCCTAAGAAGGGGCTCTATGCGAACATACACGCTAAGCGCAAACGCATTGCGGCGGGCAGCGGCGAGAAGATGCGCAAGGCTGGAAGCAAGGGCGCGCCGAGCGCGAAGGCGTTTAAAGCTGCCGCGAAGACTGCGAAAAAACCTAAAAAAGCGAAGAAGGGTAAGAAATGATGTCAGCAACAACGACAACAGGATTTAAGCCGTGCAAGGGCTGCCCAACACCGGCAGCGTGTAAGAAGGCAGGCGTTTGCTTAGGTAAGCTCAAAAAGGCGATCTGATGCCTGAGAAGTCGAAAAAAGATGCTCGGCTATCTCGTGTCGGCGTATCTGGCTACAACAAGCCAAAGCGCACCCCCAAGCACCCGACGAAATCGCACGTCGTGGTGGCGAAAGAAGGCGACAAAGTTAAGACGATCCGCTTTGGCCAGCAAGGTGTCAGCGGTGACAAGAAAACTACGGCGCGCAGCAAGTCGTTTAAGGCGCGCCACGCGAAGAACATAGCCAAGGGCAAGATGTCCGCGGCCTACTGGGCAAACAAGGTGAAGTGGTAATATGGCAACGCCAGAAGAGATAAGACGCGCTAGGGAGGCAACCGCTTTTGGCGGCATCTTTAACAACTTATTTGCGGCTAACCGAAGTAATGCAAACAAACTTGTTAGCGAAGGGCGTCGACCGGTTCTAGGTGGATTGCTATCAAAAGAGCCAGTCGCGGGCACCGATACGTTGCGATTTGAGGGCTTCGCGCCGTTTTTTGGTAACTTGCTAGACCCTGTTTTAAAAGGCGTTGATGCATCAAGAGCAGCATCTCAGGGATTAATACCAGCGGAGGATATGCTATCAGAGGCTACAGGAATGGCTGCACTAGCAACTGGCGCTGGAGGTTTCGCGCCAAAACCTTCCCGCCGCGGGCGCCCAAAGCCACCGCGTGTTCAGCCTAAGCCTGAAGTGCAGTCTTTATTTCCAGAAGACGTTTATCACTATTCACGAAACCCTGTTTTGGAAGGTGATGTCTTTGACACGTCAAAATCTATGGCAGGAAGTGTAAAAGATAGTCTTGGAGTTCATGTTGGCACTAAGGAAGCTGCTGAAGATCGATTTGACTTGTATGACCCAAGTAAGCGCGGGGTAACATTGCCTCTGAAAGCGCGCATGGATAGACCATTTTTAAGTGCAGACGGAAAGCCTTTTACAGAGTTTGAGTTAAGTGAATTCATAAACGCGTATCAAGACAATACTGGTATTAAGGATCGCGTTGAGCTAACTAACCGCCTGAGAAAAGATTTAACTGACGCTGGTTTCACTCATATTCCATATAAGAACGAAATTGAAGATTCCGGAAGTATGAGCGCTATCATGTTAACTAATCGCACGGCCGGCGATCCAGCGGTTTTGCGTAGTAGATTTGCTGCTTTTCAAGATCAGTTTGATCCTAGAATTACGTCGGCAAATCGATCAAAATTAGCAGGCGCCCTTGCCGCAATCGGCGACAACGGAGGCCCACCACTTGATAAGCCGCTCACGAAAGAGCAGCTAGACCCGCTTGGTTACCAGAAAACTAAAATGCGTCGTCCGTTCTCCGAGGTTGAGGTTCAGCAAAGCGATTTGGGCGAGAACTTGGCGCGAAAGCCTATGAGCTGGGAAAATATGGAAGGTAATGTGATTCTGCCTTTCTATGGAGATCGCACATCGCGCGGTCTGCTCGTTGAGGGTGTTAATGATTACAAGTTTGATGCGCCAGTCTATACCGAGGGCGGAGTTGATTTTAAAGTCGGCCCAGCAGCTCAAAAAGATCGTGCAATTTGGGCGTCTAACCAAAATATTATTACGCGATTATCAAAAGAAGCCGATAAAGCTCAAAATAACTTCGGTGGGCGTGATATTCTTGGCGTAACTGGCAGCATGGCACCTGATGCAAACGATTTTGCAACATTTACAGGTGAAGCCGCGGCAGAGCTTGTTAAAGGTTCAAATATTACTAAGAAAACAGCAAGAGAATTTGACGCTACTATGAAAGCGCTAGACCCAACATTTGTTGGCTTACTTTCTCCAGATTTACGTGACTGGGTCAAAAACACGTCATCGCCAAATCGCAAATCGTTTATTCGCTTAATGGATAGCCGACCAATGCAGGATGCTGGCCTACCTAGCCCCGCGGAAATCCGTAAGAGCGTTACAGACCCAACGCAGTACGAATTGCCAGCGGGTATGTTCGGGTTAGGGGTTAGTCGTATTGATACTGGCGCCCCTTTAAGATTCAACACCCCTAAAGGTGACAAGCCTGCCGCAAATGTGCCGCATTCAACATATAACACGCAAATCACTGGTGATTATCTCGGATCATTACCACCTGTTCCACAGAGACTTATTTTCAAGGACGTTTACGACGCAATTAGTGGTAAGCTAGACAAGCGTGGAAACCCACTTACAGAAGCCAATATGACACACGCAATTAAGACTAAGATGCCCGCGCAAGAACTAACGCCGCAAATCATTGATGGCATTTTAAATTACTTGGCGAGACAGGAGCGCTAATATGGACTACGAAATCAACGAACTGGCGGCGCAACTAGAAGCCGAAATGAATCCTAACCAGATGGACGACGACGAGCTGCAAGGCATTGTCGGCAAAGAGATCGACGACGCAATCGACTTTATCGACAACTGGATCAGCCCCACACGCGCGACAGCCACGCAGTACTACCGCGGCGAGCCGTTTGGCAATGAGGAAGAGGGCCGCAGTCAAGTTGTTAGCATGGATGTGCGCGACACCGTGCAGGCGATCATGCCGTCTCTGATGCGCATTTTCCATGGCACAGACCGCACAGTTGAGTACGCGCCCCAAGGGCCGGAAGATGTCGCGGCCGCTAAGCAGGCGACGGAATACGCGAACTACATCATAAATCGCGACAACAACGGCTTCTTGCACATTCACGCCGCATTCAAGGACGCGCTGATCCGTAAGGCTGGCATACTGAAGTGCTACTGGGACGATCAGACGCGCTTCGAGACACACGATCTATCTGGCCTCGACGACAATGCTCTGAGCGCCATTATGGCCGACCCTGACGTCGATGTAGAGATTGTCGCATCAGAGCCTATTGGAGAGCCCCAGATCGACCCTATGAGCGGCCAGATCGTACCTCCGCCTATGATCCACGCCGTTCGCGCTACATACACATATCCGGATGGCCGTGTGAAGTTAGAGGCTGTGCCTCCGGAGGAATTCCTAATTTCTCGTGAAAGTAAGTCTTTGGAAGATGCCGACTATGTCGCGCACCGTCGCATTGTGACGGTTTCTGAGCTTGTGGCTATGGGCTACGAGTACGACGACGTCGCGTCGCTTGGTTCGTCATACGACGACATGGAAACCAACATCGAGCGCAGCACGCGAAACCGCGCTCTGGCCAACGAGATGAACGAGCGCAACGATCCGGCGATGAA